CTGGACCATGCCCGCGACCTTGGCGCCGAGCTGGTCGAGCGCCTGATCCTCGGTGATCTTCCCGGTGACCACGTTCTCCAGGAGCACGGCCTCGAGGCGCGCGATGTCGTCACGCTTCTCGTCGACGGTGCCGCGGATGAACGACCGCTGCGGGATGTTCGCGTCGGGCGCGCCGAACTCGTGCCAGCCCGCGACCTCGATCAGCGTGACAGGCTTCGGCGCGGCGGTGCCAGCCTCGGCGCCGACGCTGGCGTGCTCCTGCTTCGGCGCGTCGGCGAGCACGCCCACGCGCACGCGCGCCGTCGACGCCGCGAGCGCCTTGATGCGCTCCGCGAACGCCTTGGCGCCGCGATCGGTGTCGGTCACCTTGCCGCTCACAGGATGCTCCCGTCGGGCTTCTGGCCGACGCTCCACGCGCCGCCCGCGCGGGCACGCTTCATCCGCTGGAGCTGCTGGCGGTACGTGCTGTCGCCCATGTCGGAGGCGAGACGCGAGGTCTGCCCCGCGGGCCCCGTGGTGAGCTTGTGCGCCGCAAGGAGCCCGACGGCGGTGTCGTACGTGGTGCCGAACACGCGCGCGTCGAGCTCGTCGGCGGCCTCGGCGAGAACCGCCTCGACGAGCGAGTCCGATGTCGGAGCGAACTCCTGATACCGGGCCTTGAACGTCGACGCGGTCCACGCCATCGAGGTCACCCGTTCCGTCGCGCGCGGCGGCCCTCGGCGGGCGTCTCCGTCGCGTCGGTGGGCGTCGCGGTGTCGGTGCTCTCCGCGGGCTGCGCCGGGGGCGCAGAGTCCGCGGGCGGCCCATCGGGCGCCGCGTCGAGCACCGCGAGGAGCAGCCCCGCGCGCAGGTGGACCTGCACGCCGGGCCGCGTCTCGTCGACCTCGCCCTCGGCGCCGGGTTCGATCCCGTTGCAGAGAGCGCCGTGGGCGTTGCGGACGCGGATCATCGCGCCCTCACAGCCCGTCGCGGTAGTACATGCCGAGCGGCTGCTTGACGGCCGCGCCGCCGCACACGCCCTCGCAGGGGATCAGCCACTCGAGGCCCTGCGCCTGCGGCGGCTGCGACTGGAACGCGAGCGGCACGACCGCGCCGGCCACGTCGACGGATCGCTTGTACGCCACCGCGCGCGGGCCGGTGCGCCCCGCGTCCGCGGTCGAGAGCAGCGGCCACGACTCGACGGTCACATGGCGGCCCATGTTGGCCATCGCCTCGTTGAAGAACTGCAGCACGGTCTTGAGCCCCGCGGTGCCGTACGGCGTGGTGCCGACGAGCAGGTGCTGCGTGGTCGGCAGCAGGATCACGTCGGGAGAGAAGATCTCCTTCGACACGATCACCTGCTGGTTCGCCAGCGCGTAGAGTTCGGCAAGGAGCTGCTCCGGGGTGAGCCCCGACCACGTCCCGACCGCGGCGTCGACCGTGACCGACGCGTTGTTGAGGAAGCCCTTGATGCGCGTGTCGATCGGGTCGCCGAAGGCGACGACGTTGTCGATCTTGCGCGCGATCATCTTGGCGGCGCTCTCGGCGCGCGCCACGTCGAGCTGGATGTTCACGCCGCGCGACGCCGCCATCGCGATCTCGCGAAGCTCCTGCGTCGTGTAGCCGTACTGCGCGCCGTAGGACTTGATGCCGCTCGTGTTCTCCGTGAGGAACACGTCGGCGCGGGGCAGGTCCTTGCCGCGCTCGGACGAGGGCTCCGCCTGCCCGACGCGATCCATCACCATGAAGGTGTAGGTCTTGGCGCCGGGGTCGATCCCGGGGATGGTGGGCACGAGCTTCAGCGCGCGGAGTTCCGCGTACATCACCTCGGTGATCTTCTGCTCGACGTGGTCGAGCGAGCGCGCGATGACGACGCTCTCGCCCGCGTCGAAGCGGGTCGCGAGCTGGGAGTATCGATCGGGGAAGCTCATGGTCGTGTTCTCCGAGCTCACGGCAGGTTGGCCGAGACGAGGGCGAGGCCCGCGCCGCTGGTGCTGGTGAGGAACTTGATCGAGTTGTGAACGGCCGCCGTCGCGCCGCCGCCGGGGTCGTCCCCGTCGGAGCGGAACGCGCCCTTCTGCGTGCGCGGGCTGTTCGCCGCGAAGCGCACGTAGGCGCTGTTGCCCGCGGTGACGGCGTCCTCGACGGTCACCCACACGGCGCCCTCGGGGATCGCGCCGACGGTGTCGCCGATCTGGTACGTGGAGCCGGCGGTGTTCGTCGAGGGGAAGCGGCTGTCGCTGGTCACGCGCGCGGGGGCGATGCCCAGCGCCTTCGCGACCTCGGCGCTCGTCGTGGGCAGCTTGCACTGCTTGTCGTCGGTGCCCTGGCAGACGAGCACGCCCGACTGGATCACCACCTCGGCGTACCGGTCGTTGGTGCGGTTGACGTTGCCGCGCGGGAGCCCCGCGATGGCGGCGGAGAAGTCGAGGGAGACGGAGGTCTGGGTGCTCATGTCACGACACCTTCGCGTTGAGGGGCTTCGAGCCCGAGTCGATCAGCCGCTGCTGGAGCGCCGCGCTGTGGTCGACGCGCTCGGCGCCGTCGGCGCGCTTCACGTTCTCGCCCTGCTCGGCGCCCGGGGTGAGCACCTTCGACACCTTGGCGTTGCCGTCGGCGCGCTTCGCCTGCGCGCTCTTCGCGCCTTCGACGATGCCGTCGAAGAGCTGCGACACGGCCTTCGCGTCGAGACCGTCGAGGCGCATCGTCGGCATCGCGTGGGAGATCACCTTCGTGCGGATCTCGTGGGCCTTGAGCCCGTCGAGCTTCATGCTCGCGCCGAGCACCGCGGCGGCGACCTCGCGCAGCGCGAGGCGCTTGGACACCAGCGAGTCGACCACGGCCTCGGGCACGTCGTCTTCGGAGACCTCGGACTTCTCCTCGGCCTCGTGCATCGTCTTGAGCTCGGAGAGTTGCTTGGTCACGTCGACCAGTGCGGCCTCGATCGCCGAGTACTTCGCCTGCATCGCCGCGAGCGCCTGCTCGTGCTCCTCGCGCGGCATCATGTCGACCTTCTTGGTCGGCATCTCGTCGCCGTCGGCGTCGCTCTTCGGGTTCTTCTCGGGATCCTTCGGATCCTTGGGCTCGGGCTCTTCGCCGTCGCGCCGCTGGTTCTTCGCCATCGTGCTCTTCTCCGTGTTCGTGGCGACGCGCGACGCGGCGCCAGAGTCTGTGCGCGGGGGCACGTACGCGCGCGGCGCGTCGAGCCTCGTGGTGCGCGCGGCGACATCGGCGCCGTCCATGCGCAGCGACACGTCGCTCCCCGCGCGCCCCCACCCCTCGGGCCCGATGCCCAGGTGGTTGTACTTGATCGCGCGCTGCACGCGCTTGTACGGGGTGCCTTCGAAGACGCCCGGCGCCTCGTCGAGGTCGCACTCGTACCCGCACGACACCTCGCGACGATCGCCCGACTGCACGCGCGCGACGGCCGCGGCGTCCTGCACAACGACGCTCGCGACGACGTAGTCACCCTCGCCGCGCACGTCGTCGCCGACGTGGCCGATCGCCACGCGCTTCCAGGTGTCGGCGGTCACGAGCTGCGACGGGTGGAGGTCCGTGAGCGGCGCGCCGCGCAGCGTCGCGAGGCTCTCTTCGCTGAACACCTCGTCGCGGGGGCGCAGCTCACCCCAGCGGTTGCCCTCGGCGTCTTCGTACTCGAGCACGCCGACGCGCGTCACCGCCGCCGGGATCCGCAGAGCACCACCCGGCGACGGCTCGACGCCGTCGAAGCGGATGAAGTCCTGTCGGGTCGCGCGTGCCATCGCGGACGGATGGTGCGGGGCGCGGCGCGAGACACGCTAGACAGTGGTGGCACAGTGACCGTCGACAGATCGCGCGGAGACTACCCGTCAAACCCTGGGATGATCGGTTCCGCCGTGCAGCGACAACGAAAGTACGTCCCGGGGTTCGCGCGCTCGCCGCGGCGCTTGTCGACGACGGGCGGGTCGTCGTAGCGATGCCGCGTCCCGTCGAGGGCCTTGTGCTCTTCGCGCACCCGCTCGTCGCGTGACGTGCGCCAGATGTATTCGGTGATGCCTGCGGCGACGTGGCGCTCGCTCGTGATGTTCGCGTTGAGCTTGAGCACCTGATCGCGCGCGATCAGCGCGGCGCGACTCTCTGTGGCGCCCGTCGCTTCCTGGATCGCGCCGGCGATGTCTTCGACGCGCGTACCGCTGCCTGCGTCGGAGAGCGCGCGGCGCACGCGGTCGACGTGCTCGTCAACGAGGCTCGTGATCAGGTCGGTGTTCGTGCGTCGGAACGCGGTCGCGACGTGGCGCAGGTCGGGGTCCGCGACGGTGATGTCCACGCCAAGGCTCGCGCGGAGCTGGCGCATCCACTCGTCGCGGCTGTGCTGCTGTGCGAGCCCGGCGACGTGGTTGATCCCCTCGAGGATCGGCCGGCGCTCGACCAGGGCGCGCAGCTCGCGCCGCATGCGAGTCGTCACGCGCGCGACCTGCGCGGTCGACACGCCGGGGAGCGGGAGCTGCGCCGGGAGCGTCGGCCCCGCCGGGGCACCGTCGGCGGCGTCGGTGCGCGCGGCGTCGTGCGGGAGAAGCCCCTCGTCGTGGAGCACCTGCGTGGTGATCGCGGCGGCGGCCGCGACGAGGTCGCGCAGCGCGCGGGTGTACGCGACGAGGGCCGCGGACGGCGGCCGGGCGAGGGGCAGCGGCTTGGGGGGGCGGCGCGCCGCGGCGGCGGCCTGGCGCGCGCTCGACGCGGCGACGTGGCGGCGGCGCGCTGCGAGGGCCGCGAGGGGGATCATGGGGTCTCGACGGGCCCCACTGCGCAGCGCAGCGTGTGAAGAAACGCCAGCCCCCACCCGATTAAGAGCACCCACAGCAGCGCCCACGCGCCGCCGTGAGGGGTCACCGTCGCGGCGGTGTAGGTTGCCACGCCGAACGCCGCGAACGCGATCGCAGACATGACGGCGGCGGTGCGCTGTTCGGGCGCTTGAAACACGCGCGGCGCCGCGGATGCCATGCGATCAACGCAGCGCCCGCACACGCCGCCCGATGCCTCGTACCGTTCGAGGAGCCAAACCGAGAAGCGGTTGCACTCGCGGCACGGGCCACGGATCTCGACACCCATCACTCGCCTCCGTCGCTCTTCGGTGACGCCAGCGAAAAGCCTTCGCGCTCGCCCGCGATCCACAGCGAGACCGTGTCGAACACGCACTGCACCGGGTCACCGGGCGGCGGCGTCGGCGCCTCGCGCGGCACGTACCCGATGGTCACGTGCGGCACGAAGCCATGCGCCGTGCGCGGCGGCACGCCGGCCTTGTCGAGGTCGCGCACGAGGTCTTCGCGCGCCGCGGCGAGCTTCGGACAGTCGGGCGAGACGTACACCGGGTCGAGCGTCTCACCTGCGAAGCGCCCCACGCCGTTGAGCGTCGCGGGCATCGTCTCGTGCGACCGCGCCCACGCCGTCACCACGTCGCGCAGCTTCGCGCGCTGGTCGGCGGAGAGGTCCGCGGCGGGGCCGAGGAACGCCAGCGTGAGGTGCAGGTCTGCGCGCGGGGTGCCGCCCGGGATCCGCGTCGACGGCTCGACGGGCACAGCGAGCGCGATCCACACGGAGTCGTCTCCGTCGGTCTTCTCGGCGCCGTTGTCGCCCGTCACGGCCTCGGCGTCGCCGGGCTGCGCGGTCTTCTCGGCGTCGGCGGGCGCGGCCTTGTCCGCTTCGATCATGGCGCGGCGTGCGTCGAGGTCGATGCTCGTGTCGTCGCTCCAACCCTCGCGGCGGAACCGGGAGAGCGCGACCTCTTCGGGTGTCAGCACGCCCTTCTCGATGTACTTCGCATCGATGTCGGCCTGTTTGCCCTTCTGGTCCATCTTCTCGCTCGGCGTCGGCTGCCAGAGCGACGGCCACACGATGTCCCACCCGGGCGGCTCCTGGCCACCCGTGGGACCCTCGCGCGAGATGAGCATCAACCGCACGACGCGCCGCAGCTCGGGCTCCGCGTGCTTCGTTCGATCGGCCGCGATCGTGTCGTACCAGTTGCGGATGTCGGAGTCCCCGGTCGCGTTCAACCCCGCGGGCGCCTGCCCCATGAGCACCGTGACGGGGATGCCGCTCACACCCGACAGAAGGATCACGTTGCGGTCGAGAATGTCGGCCACACCCGTGAGCGCGCCAACCTCGATGCGCTCGTAGCTCTCGCCGTCCGCGTCGAGGAGCAGCGATCGCGCGACCGATCGCGAGAGGTCCATCAACGCGAGGCGCTTGCGCATCGTGTCGTCGGTGTCGCTCGCCATCATGTCCATCAGGTCTTTGATCTTCAGGACGCCCTGCGAGGCCTCCTGGATCAACTCACCCGTCGCCGCGAACGCGCCGCGCATCCCGCGCAGCTCCTGGTAGCAGCGCTGGAGCACGGACTCGCCCCAGCCCTGTAGCTGCAACCTGCGGCGCCGCGTCGGCGTGACGCCCTCGAAGCGGACGATGCGCGTGTGGTGCACCGTGATGGTCTCGCTGGCGGTGCCGCCCATGCGCGACAGCCGGTACGTGTCGGGCTGCCCGAAGCGCGGCGAGTTCGTGTCGCTCTCCCACGTCATCGGGTAGAGGTCGCGCCGGTCCACGTCGACCATCCACCGGAGCGCGGTGATGTTCCCCTCGTCGACGGGCTCGTCGGGGGCGCGGCCGTCGTCGATCCCCAGGTACAGACCGCCGCCGCCGTAGAGGCGCCCCCAGGTCCACCCGCGCGAGATCATCTCGACGGTGTTGAGCGTCGCGATCTGGTCGCGCAGTTTCGTCTCGACCGCGGTGTCGGAGGTCGACACCGAAAAGCCCTGGCGCAACGCGTGCGACGGCACCGACTCCGCGATGCGCGCCGCGATGCCGTCCAGGTTGTAAAGGTTCTCCAGGTCGACGAGCGAGAGGAAGTCCGCGTCGGTGGGGGAGAACGACAGCGCGGCCTTCCCCGTCGCCGCGCCCACCCCGGTGAGGGTGTTCATCCACGAGTCGACGCGCTGTGACGCGGCGGCGCGGATCCTGGTGAGCACGGCGGCGGGAGAGATGCGGGCCACGTCGAGGGCCCGATCAGGTCGCGATCAGACCGAGGGTGCGCAGCTTCGCGAGGAGCGCGTTGAACTGCGTGACCACGTCGGTGGCGTTAGTCGCGTCCGTCACCGCCGTCGGCTGCGCAGCGGGCGTTGCACCGAAGAACCCCAGGCCTGTGTTGTTCACGCCGATCTTCGCGGAGCCGCCGCCGCTCTTCAGCGACAGGGTGCCGGTGCCCTTGGGCAACAGGTCGAGGCCGATGTTCGTGTCGCCACCGCGCGCGGCGATCGACGGCGCGCCGCTGGTCGCGGCCGCGGTGAACGCGACGCCGTTGACCGCGCTCGCCACCGCGGCGAAGCGCGCGACCTCGAGCAGGCTGCCCGCGATGCCCGCGCTCACCAGCACGGCGCTGACCTCGGCCGCGTCGGTCGCGGTCGTGTGGATCGCGTCGAGCGCGCCGGCGGACTTGAGCGTGCCCGCGGCGTTCTCCGCGCGCATGAGGAGCCCCGCGCCGATGCCCGCGCCGGCCGTCCCGCTCGTGGTGTGCGAGAGCGTGAGCCCGCGCGTCACGCCGGTGTTGGTGGCGTTGTCGACCTGCACGTCGACGGACGTACCGAGGTAGGCCGTGCGCCATCGCTGCGTGGTCGCGCCGATGTCGCGGGTGTTGTTCGCCTGCGTCGGGGTGCGGCCGTAGGGGAGGAAACCGTCGGGTGCTGCCATGTGCGAAACCTCGCTCGTGTGCCGCCGCGATGCGCGGCGTGCGGTCGGAGCGATGGTGCGTGCCCACGCGCGCGGACGGCCAGCATGAGGTGGCACGGTGATCGTCGACGGGAGAGCTACACGTTCTTCATTCCGGCCTTCAGCTTCGCGGCGTACCCCTCGTCGGAGAGCTCAGCGTGTGCGTCGCTCGCCGCGTCCAGAAAGTCATCGTGCGCACCGTCGGGCGCGGCGTGGCCCTCGTCGATGACGTTGCGATTCCACGCCGCACGCACAAGGCCCACGTTGAGCGCTCCGACCTGCGACGAGAACGGGCCCCACCGCACGATCTTCGCCTCCGACGGGCGGCGCGAGACCACCCTCCACCCGTTGAGCAGCCGCTTGAACGCGTGCACCTGCGCGAGGCCCGCTTGCCCCGGGTCCTGGGGGATCACCACGACCACGGCCTTCCCGTCGAGCTCCGCGGTCGCCTTCACCAGTGCTTCGACCTCGTGGGGCGCGCCGCGCAGCGTCCGAACGTCGTCGATCACCCATCGCGGAACGATGCCCTTCGATCGACGGTGCATTCGCACACCCTGCGTCGGGTCGCCGTCGACCGTCGCGCCGAAGTCCCACGCGCGCACCGACGCTTCGCAGTCATCCGGCAGCGATTCGAGGATGCGCCACCACGTGCGGTGAAAGAGCTTCCCTTCACCGGCGCACGCGTCCCAGTCGCCATCGAGGAGCCGCGCGCGCGTCACCGGGTCGAGCGCCATGAGCTGCGCGCGATACTCGGGCCCGAGGTATGGGTTCTCGTCGAGGCGCCCGGGGATGTAGCTCCGCGACAACGCGTAGGGGACACCCTTCGCGACGCGTTGGCCGTCAGGGTCGAACCACAGCACGTCGCCCCCCGCGGCGCGCTTCTCGATCCACTCCACGAACCGCGCGCGAACCCACTCGAGGTGCGGGCCGTCGGGGTTGCCCGTCGCACGCAGTCGCATCGGGAGCCCCGACGCGGACCTCATGCGCGACTGCATGTAGCGGTACTGGTACTCCGTGAAGTGCGGCAGCTCGTCGAACCCGACGAAACAGAACTCCGCGCCCTGGTAGCGGTGCACGTCGCGGTCGCTCTCGAGGTACGCAAACTCGATCTGCGCGCCGCTCGGGAACACCCAGACGTGCTTGCTCTCGTTGTAGGTGCCGCCGAGGCCCGGGTAGATCTTGCGGCTCTTCGCGACGAGCGTGCGCTCCAGCTCCGGGAAGCTGTTGCGGAACAGGATCGCGCGGAACGCCGGATGATCCACCCACCGGAGCGGCGCGACGACGAGATACTCGCTCTTTCCGGGCCCCGCGGCACCGCCGAGGAACAGCTCGTATGCGCCGCAGGCGAGCGCACGCTCCTGCATCGGCAGCGGCACCCACTCGGTCGCCGTGGTCTTCGCAGGGCGCGACCTCGGCGTCGGCGCAGCGGCCATCACGGCTCGCGTTCCTCCGGGGCATAGACGGTGATCGCCTTCCCTCCCGACGTGATGTCGACCTTGCGCGGTGCAGCGACGCCGGTCACCTCGGCGAGCGTGCGCGCGGCGGCGACCATGCCCTTCGCGTCGGGGCCTTTCATGCCGCCCGATTCGGCGCGACGGTACGCGTTGAGCAGCATCGCGCGGATCATCTCGCGGTCGGCGTCCGGGTCGACCGTCTTCGCGCGCTCGGCGAGCCGCAACCGCACACGGCGGACGTACTCCCACACGCGCCGACGCGAGCGCCCCCATTGCACCGCGAGTTCCGGCACAAAGTCGGCGGGCGCTTGAGCGCGCAGGATCAGCGCTTCGATCGTGTCGAGCCAAGCGGCGGGGATGCGTTCGCGCGCGCGCGCGATGTCGGCTGGTGACGGTGTCTTCTCATCGTCCATGAATCACCCCTCCTTCGCCACGGCCACCAGCGCGTCGAGAAGCTCCTCGCGCTTCGACGCGGGCACCCGTCGCAGGTAGTCCACCATGTCGACCTGCCCCCGTGGCCACCGCGTGCCGCGCGGGGGGAGCGGGAGCCCGCACTCCGAGAGCTTGCGGTAGCAGGTGCGACACAGCCCGCGACGGAACGTGTCCGAGCGCGAGCACATGGAGCACGGGTCGCGGCCGGTTCTCACCGGCGCCCCGCTGCTGCCCATCGATCCCGTTCCCGTCGCCATCTCAGCCCGTCCTCTCCGGCGCCCGCGGCGCCTCGCTCACGTTGCCCGTCCGCCCGTCGCAGCGCGCCCCCGGCCAGACACCCGGCCAGACACCCCGCCAGACGCACAAGGTTGCCCTGTAGCGCCCGCGGACGCCTCGGGACGGGTCGTTGGGCGTCGGGA